AGCATAGTCCTCCGGTTACCAATATTTTCATTTCTTGTCGTGTTTAAGTATTAGTTCTGTATTTTCTAACATAAAGCTTTCTGTTGGAGTTGTTATTGTAACTCTAAATTGATCAAGACTGTGCATCAAAATTGTTGCCAGGGCAATAGCCCTGTCAAGTATGTCAGATTCTTGCATTTCAAATCTTGGATATTGTATCAGACCAACAACTACGCCAGGTTCATTGCCACCTGCGTATATGAATTCTGTTGGTGTAACAGTAACGCAATCTTTCACATCGTCAGTCCAAGTCTGACATAGTGACCTAACCACTTCGGGATGGACTATTGTGTCTGGATTGTAATGCTGACCAAGACCAACCCATATTTGCACATTATAACTTTTCAGTATTTTCATTTCTTAGTCTTTAAATTGTTCAATTACAAAGTCACGAAGTGACCTTGGCAATGTTGATTTACCAGCCAGGACAAGTGACCGTTCATCTCGTAAAGTGCCGGACTGGGCCTCTATGTGATCCAATACCTTGGTCATTTTAGTTGACCACTGGCTAGTCATGTTGCATGTCCATTATTGCATCTAGCAAGTTGTCGCTTGTTGATTCTGAACCAGGTGACAGTTTTTGTCTATCCCACATTGCAACAAGCCACTCATGCGTTGGTATACCATCTGGAAAAATCGTGTGTCCCATATTTGAAATAGTAACTTTTTCTAACAAGGCATTTTTAGCTCGCCAATACGTATACGCGAGCAGCATCACAGCAATGCCGGGTGTTGAACAATGACTAGAAAGCCAAACTATAGCAGAAGGTGACATTGTCATATTTTCAAAACCTGTAAGCTTTACCTGTATGATCTTAATCATAAAGGTCTCCTCGTCTACGATATCTGACATTTTAGCCAAGTCTTGCGTTTCGTTTTCATATACAAGCAAGGCACTAAATAGCCTAAAGTTTTCAAGCGTTAGCATAGTTGGTGTAAATTTACTAAAAGCTGTTGCCCAATCTGACAATGCCTTTATTTGTTTCTCTTCTCTTACCATGTTGTTTATTTTTGTTCTTTTCCTATTTTAGTCATTGGTGTCAATTTTGGCTTTCTGCCTGCCAGATTATTAATAAGATCAAAGTCGATAGCATCGTTTGGTTTACTCTTGTTGCCACGCTTTTTGTCAGAAAATAGACCATGTCTAGATATAAAAGCAAGAAAAAAGTTTTCTCTAAGTTCTGCCAATTCTTCTTTATGTAAAGACCTGTAAAAGATATACCATTCTCTAACGTTAATAAATTCTTTTGCTGTTAGTTCAACCTCTATGCGCTTGACACCGTTTTTGAATGTCGCAAAAACTGTAAGTTCTGTTAGCATTGACAATAATTGCATTAGCAAACGTCTGTCTTCTGGTGTTTTAAATTGAAACTCGTATTTGCTAGTTGCATCATCGTCAGACATGACACGGTCAGGGTTAATACCGTGACGTTTACAAACTCTTTTTATTTTGTCTAGTGCGTTAGCAATTTCTGCCTCAGTAGTACCACCTCGCCATAATGAGACTAGTTTACCTATTTTTTCTAACTCTTTGCCTTGTTCCATTATGCCTTTGCTTTTAATACAGCCATGCCGTATGTTATTGTTTCAATACCAAGTGACTTGGCTTGTTTCATTTTTGATGATGTAGATTGTAGGTTATCTGTAATCAGTACCTGTGCATCTTTAAGCTTGTCAACCTCAAGCCATGTTACCAGTTCAGACTTAAACAAGGCCTTTGTTTTGTAACCAAAACTTTTTGGTGAACCAGTCATTAAAAACTTTACAGTATTGGCAGCTGGTGCCGTGTCTTCCACTGGCAAGTGTATAGTGTAACCCATATTACGTAACCTCATTTGCATGTTGTTAATACGATGGTCTGAATTTTCTAATTCTTCGAGTACTTTGCCTGCCATACTATCGAAATTGTAACCAATACCTGCTAGTTTCTTAGACCATTCTTTTGCAATTCGGTTACCACAATTATTAATGCCTAGTGACCTAATGATTCTAAATAGTTCAAAGCCTTTTGTTCTCCATTTTAGTATGCCATGTAGCAGTAATTCTGTTTGTCTTGGTCCAAAGCCAACCTCATTCAATACTTTTGCATTTACAATTACAGGATCGAAAAAACCTATTGGACTTTGTAGTAATGTATCAACTTGCATTAATCGCTTAAATGATTTACCGCTAAAGCCTCGTATTGGGAAGCATGCCATAAAATGATAAAATTGTAGTCTTTGCATTGCTTGACCATCATCAATAACCATTGCATTGCAACCTTTAACTATTGCCATTTCTGGTAAGTTAAAATTAGACCTAAGTTGTGCATATGTAATGTCTTTACCTGCAATTCTTGCAATATCTGTTGGTTCTGGTATCTCTTGAAGCATAATATTTATTTATTGGTGTTATATAAATATATAACAATTAATTGTTATATGACACTAATTGGTCACTAAGTTATTAACAATAAAGTCTTTTTTAGTTCTTTTGTAAATGTTGCTGTGATTAGTTCTTGGTGTGAACCTTGCGTCATTGTTGCTGGATGGAATACTTCAATTTCATTACTGGTACCACAATCATAGTAAAGTACAGGTACACATTTTGTTTTTATGACGTCTGGATAGCCCAGTTCGCCTGGGCACCAAATGCTAAGCTGTGTCATAACAATTCTGTAGTCTCGTTTAGTCAGGTACAATTGCATTTCTTGTTCTGTAAAATGTAACATGATTGATGTGTGTTCCATAGTTATGCTTTTTTGATCATTGGGATTATGTCATTAGCCAGTGTAACTGTAACATTTGATCCAATTTGGATATCGTTAACAACCAGGTATTGAAGGTGATGACCTGATGCTCTTTGTATTTTTCTACCATCAACTATGATTGGCATAAAATAAACTACTGGGGTCCATCTTCCTGTCTTATTCATATTCCATTTAATATCAGTAACGGTTGACTGCATAGTTGGTGCCTTAAATTTAATAGCAACTGCATGCTTAGGATATGTACCGTTATGTAATACCTTTTTGACACCTATTGTGTTAAAAACAATACCATCTGTACCAAATTGGTACTCTTTACGTCTTTGTGCCATACTGGCAAATGATGTTACTAATTGGTCCGGGGTGGTGCAATTGGTTATTTCTTTACAGGTAAATTCAGGAAACATGTCTAAGTCTAATATTTCACCAGTTGGTGTAACAGACTCTAACATAATTGGTATAAGATCATGTTTTCTAACATCATCTTTGTTAATGTCATTAACTATGCCAGCAACCAGATTTCTAGAGTGTGAATACTTATCTGAATATTTACTTTCGAATACTCTTTGATTCATAACCATTTCAAAACGAATACCAACATGGTCTTTGTAACCAATACATTGTGGAAATAATGAAGCCAATTTTGCATGGACATTAACACCCATGTTGCCATCACCTCTGGTGGAAACCATTTCTAGTTTACCCATTTTGTAACTGGCTTCAATTGCAACACCATCATATTTCCAACTGAGTTGGCCTGGACCAATACGATCAAATAAGGCCTGTGCAGTTTCATTTGACATACCATTTGTTTCCACTTTAGTCTTAGAAAGACTTAACATTCGATGGCCATGCTTAACCTTTCTTTCTGTTGATACCTCTTGGTAACCAACCGTTGGATCAAAACCTTGTTCTATAAGTTCATCTTCTAAAGAGTCAAATTCATCATCTGATATAATAGCTTCTCCTTGATAATATGCATCTTTTGCTATATAGTATAGATCAACTTTAGCCTTGTAGTCTGATTGTGACATAGTATTTATATTTGTTTGTTATATAAATATATAACAATTAGTGGTTAAATGACAACTTAAACAGTTAAAAATAGGCAAAGTTGTTAACATGTTGCAGTTCAATATTGAGTTGCTTTCCTACACTCTTGTCTTTTTGAGTCTATTTCGACGTGCGTAAAGAAAGTCAACGTAGTTACCCCAATGAAACGTATCTGAACTTGTCACATGCCTAAACTTTTTTAAACTACAACTTTCGATAAGGTCTACTGCATCAGCTAATGCCTTGTTATATGTTGAAAATGTGCCTGACCACACATTGTCACCATTATGATCAGAATACCCTAGTTCGGTGCCACTTCTAACCATCATTGCTGACCACAAAAAACCTGAAGCATTAGTATAAACGCTAATAAGAACATCCCTAGTTGTCATTAGGGCATAGTGTCTCTTTGTTAACTCGACAAGCATTGCTAATTCTTCTTGACTTTTCATATGTTGTATTATTTTAAAATTAAACACTAAAAAAGAAGATGGTGCAAAGTCGTACTGTCCTCTTTTGTTACAACTCTCTCCTGACGTGGCCGGCCTCAATGGCAGACTGAAACTTTGACAGCCCCATAGTTATCTTTTCTTTCTTTGTGCCAAGATAGTCTAAAAACTGAATAATGCCTTCACTGTAGCCTAAAAATTCAAAGCTGTTTCGCCATTCGCCCTTGTCAACAACAATTAGTTTATCACCCATTTGTAACTGGACATGACTGGTAACAGGTTGACCAAATTGCCCCTTGGTTAGGCCAGGGCCTATGCTCATTCCGTCTAGATCGATGGCCTCAAATGATTCGTTAATGTGACTGCTTAGTGACTTCATTATTTTGTTTTCTTTTATGTTTTGACCAAAAAAATCTAGACTTTATTGCATTGCAGTTAGGACACTGCCAAAATAAAAAGTTTTTAACTCTAAGCGGAAAGTCGTGATTGCAATTTATTACGTGTTCCATTATGTTTAGGTTTTAACTGCTATTGCACCAAAGCTGCCATTAATCATATCGCTATTAATATGATCAGGTTTGTCTAGCAAGGTATAGTCAGGGAAGTCAACCCGCCATTGTTTGTTAGCAAACTTAAAAATAAGTTCGTTAAAATAGTCAAGCATAATTTGACGCATTATTTCTTTTTGTATACGAAACCAAGACTAATGTCTTCTAAGAACCAACTGTATCTTATTTTCACCTTTTCATTATTGCCACCATAAGTAAACAATAATTGGACAGCATTACCAGAATCACCTAAAAATTCAACCTGATCTCGCCATTCGTTGTCTGATCTGTTTACTATAATTATGCTGTCTCCTAGCTTTAGGTCTTGTATGCTAGTGACTAAGTCACCAAAGTCACTCTTTTTCAGACCGTTTGCTAAACTTAAGCTGTCAATCTTAATGTTATTTTGCGGTCTGAAAGATTCGTTTATGTGTTTGCTAAGTGAATTCATAGTGTTGTTTGTTTAGTTAAATTTTATTTTAGAATTGTCAATTTCGTGCCACGGTCCATAATGTTTAAATTTAAACGCATGTTGTAGTACTTCCTGTTTAGTATATCTTACTGTTGTGTCTGGTGAAAATGTTGCAATAAACATTTCCTTACTGTAATGCTTTTGTAGTACTGGATCGTATAGTTTACCAGTTGCATTGTGTTCACACCATGCATGATCTATTGTATTGCCAGTGCCAAAAATATTATCTGTAATAAAGCCGTGACACAATGTCCAATCTTGTTTTTCTGTTACATGTTGATATGCCAACATGTAACATTTACCTAGTCTATCTTTTAGTGCCATTATGCGATTGCTTTTGTGTTAATCATATTTTCATAGAGCCACATTATTGATATGGTGCGTATTCTGTTACCAACTTTACTAAAACTAATTGGGTTATTTTCTCCATTTGTGGTAAAAAATACTCGTTTTGATTTAAAGTCTATTATAACAAAAGCAGATGTTCCAAAAATTGAAGATCTTTTTGTTTGTACAGTGAATATCATTTGATGTTCAGGTAACTGAATGTGACCTGTTAACTCTTGGTCTATTTCTGACAGTCTATGTAACATATACATTGAATACTTTTCGGTAGTACCAGTATGGCTAAATGTTCCAACAAAATTATCAATGTTTTTGTTGTTATCGATAACGTTTTGGCTAAATAATTCGCCCCAGGTGGATAATATTGAGATTGACGTGTTCATAATAGATGTATTAGTTTTTTATTGTTATATAAATATATAACAATTAGTGCATAAATGACACCTTAATTTGTTAACTTTTCAATAACTTGTTAACAAAAACGCTTGATTATTTTCTATTCTTATCTCCTGCAATGCTTATACTTTGTTGCCAATACTTCATTTCATTACTTTCATCGTCTAGTCTAGTCACTTGTGCAGTAGGCCAACCTGTAATTGGATTAATTTTTCGATCCCAAAAAGGTAAGTCTTGCATTTTACATTTAGGTTCACCTCTTTTTGTGATTTTTTTTGGCATGGGTTTTAAGTTATGTTACTGTTTTCATGTTGGCACTATAGGCTAAACGTCCACATTTTTGGGTTGCTAAATAGTTTACGTTCAAGTTTAGCCTGGTCCCTCTCTTTTTGGTTGCTAGGTCTAGTTAGACCTGTACTGTCTTTTGTTTGTTGCAGCAATGGCTCTTTTGGTGAAGTTTGGCCTCTTGTATTTCTTTTGTACTTTGTTGGTCTCTTTGAAGATTGAGCCATTGTGCTAGTATCAGTCTTAGCCTTTGTTGCTGTTGCAGTCTTTCGTTTTAGTAAAATATTGGTAGCCGTTTTTATTTCGTGTTCAGAAAGCAAAGATACAAAGTCTTCTACTATGTTTGCTAATTGCAAGCCCCATACTTTTTGTTTGTACAGACCTGTTTTTTTGCCGTCAAAGAACCTGTACGTCTCGTACCACATATTTTGACCGCGTACAGATGTAATTGAAATACAAAGTTGTGCGGCGTCAATAGTACACAACTCGTAGTGTTGACCTGTACAATTTTTAATGCCTAGCTGTGACAATTTTAGTAATTCAAATTCAATTAACAGTTTATTTTCTTGTACTTTTGTCATGTAAGTTTGTATTTTTCTATCCAGGTGTTTACAACCTCTTCAGCTGCTAGTCTAAGTTCAGCTAGTGCCAAGTTGTTGTTGACCTGTATGTCATAGTCGTAAGGTAAAGTAGAGCCAACGTCTCCTGTATTATTGTCAACGATGTCAACTGAAGTACGTGATATCTTTAAAGTTTGGCAATGTATCATATGCGTCTTGCACCATTCCACTATTGCTGTAATTTCTTCTGGCTCTCTAATATGTAGAAATACTATTGCCCTGTTGGCACGTTCAACGTGGCCTGTCATATACTTAAATGGGCTGTTACTGTACGCTGTTGCAAGGTCTTTTATGTCAGACAAGAACTGCCTAGACTTGTTGTCCTTATCACCATGCCACCCTAGTAAGCGTGCTGCCTGTTTAACCCGGTCTACTGATGACACATTATGTACTACTATGTCTGCGCCAATTGACTCAACGTGTTCTGCTGCCATTGCTGCAAAGGTGTCTTTGCCCGAACCGGCCATACCATTAATAGGTACACAAAGTAAGTTTTTCATTTTTCTATTCTTGTAAAGTTAACGATTGCTTCAATAAAAGTAGGATCAAAATCAAATGCGGGACCTAATGTTTCATAGCCCGTTGTCTTAAATTGAAAGCATCGAGCTATAATCTCGTCAAATATACCATATTCTAGAAGTATGTATTGATAAATTTGAAACTGTATTGTATAGTTAACCCATTCGCAATCATAAAGGTGTGATGCTGGGCCGATAAGTTTCTCAAATCTGTTCGAGGTTGCAATACTTTCTGTGTTTTTCCATTCAGCAATAAGACAAATTTGTGGGCTGTCTTTCGCTAGGAACAGGCTGTCACATCGAACGCTAAGACCTAGCACTTTAGATGTTAGCCAAATCTCTGTGCCAATCCAAGAATGCATGCGGCTAAGCACAGTATCATATAGGTTGTCAAAGTGACCCATTTTTGACAATAGTTTGGGGTCTTCAATACCTGCGATGTCTACTTGACCACCGTGTGCCAATTTTGAGTCAATGTAGTCCTCTAACTTTAGTCCGCGATTTTGTCCTTTTTTGCCTCTCGACGACCATTCAAGTCTGATTGCTTCAACTGTAAGACCAAACATTTCATGATTAGGATTATTTGAACATTTTAGTGCTATTGCATCCCAATCTTTTGGCTCTTGTAGTGCTTTGTTAATTGCATACGTAGACAATAGCTTTTGGTCTGGATGGGCATTTTGCCAAGCCGTTCTGTTGTCCCAACCTGTTCGTTTAAGCTCTTGAAATAATGTTGAATTTCTTTGCATGCTGTTTGTGTTATGGTTCTAACAACTTAGACGTCATAGTCTTTTTGTCTTCTGCATCATTCAGCACACTAAGCTGGGTGTCTCGTTGAGCCTTTTTCGCAAGCTGCTTTCGTTGTTCCTCTTCAAGCATAATCTTGTTAACTCGACGTTTGAGGTTATGTGCGTCTTGCTTTTTTTGTGCAAGCTGAGTAGATTTAAGTTTGTTTGCTTTCGCTTTGAATCCTTTACGGTGCTTTGATTTAGGCATAAATTGTGTAATTTTTTTAGTTGTATAATTAAATTAAACAACGATGCATAAAATATATGCACCGTTGCAGCATTTGCTTAAATTTCTGAATTTTTGACTTCTACACTATTGCCATCTTGTAAATCAAGCATGTAACTGTCTTTTAATATTAGTGTAACTGTGCCACTTTGGCCTGACCATTTACCCATCTTTACAGTCACTGTGTCACCTTGACCTATGCCTTCTGTTACCGCTTCTGTTACCGGGTCTTGCAACCAACGCCCTGACTGTTTAGCCCTGCCTGATATTATTGCCTGAAAGTCAGACTTTGACATATCAGTCCACAGTTCAAGTGTCTCTTCGTCCCATTTTGCAACCGCCTGTTTTGTCTTAATACTTAATAAAATATCAAGGCCACTGTCGGTAACTGTTCTCAAAGACCTGTTTGTTGCCTTGGCTATTTTAACAAATGTACGCCATTCATGTGGCATTATTGTAAAACGATTGCCAAGAATGTCAGACTCGTTAACGGTTGTCGCCAAGGTCTCTGTAAGGTGTTTACTTAATGATTTCATAGTTGTTTTGCCTAGTAATTTCGTGTGTTTATCAATAGTTGACTTTATCAATAGTTGACTTTATGTCTTGTATGACATTATCGTCGATGCTATATAGCGTAGTATTATCTAGTTGCAAAGTATCTCGTGGATCAATTTTGAGATTAGGGAATCGTTTAGCAAAGTCTGCTAATTCTTGTCCTGCCTTGTCCAAATCTTTAATAATTATGGATTCTGCACCACCTTTTTTGTCTTGCTTAACAAAACTGGCAAGATTACGTTTGTTATTAGACGTGATCGGTACAATAGCAATGCTAACAGGTTTACGTCCTGTCGGTTTAGTTTGACCTGGACGCATAATGTTAATCATTTCAGTATAGACATAGAGATTGATAATCTCTTGCCCTGCTTCATCAATTTGAAACGATTCTGTAATGTGTGTGCTTAATGATTTCATAGTTTTCTTTTTTTTTTTTGTTATTTTTTGTTCTTTTTTGTTCTTTTTTGTTTAGCTATAGTAGACACATTCGGAGCCCTTATCACCGCCGGCACTCGCGCCTATTTGTATGTTTAACTTATTCCCAAACTGAGATAGGGCCGCAATGATCTTATCTGCCATTTCGTCATCGTAACCACGACCTAGAGCAAATCCAATAGTGTTGTCACCGTCTGTTACGATAAAACTTGTATACACTACAGCGTCATACAAGGCCTTGCTAATATCTAAAGCGCTAATACCTCTAACTGGTTCAGGTATTTTAAGTATCGATATAGAATCTAACGTCAACGTAATATTACCAACGAATTTATTTCGACCATTTCTACTAGAGACAGCAAACAATTCACCCATTATATAATTGCCTTGCGGTTTTACATTTTTAACTACTGTTCCTTTTTCAATGATAGTAGGTACAACACCAAATGGATTAGGGCTAACGACTACTTCATCATATCTGTCGAAGTCTTCTTCTGAGATTTCTTTAAAGTCTGTGCCTTCTCTTAAGTCTTTAGTAATGACTAAATCAAATCCACTTTTGGCTGCTGACTTGACATCTTGGACAGCTTCGTTGACGAATGATTCTGTAATGTGGGTGCTTAATGATTTCATATTTTTTCATTTTGTTTTTTATTCCTTAAAACCAGAACTTAGAACAACAGTCCTACTGCTATCAGATTCAAACAGGTTGCCGTTAACTGGTACAACAACGTATTTTAAACGATAGTGCTTACGTTCTCCGGGCGACATTGATTTATTCATTCTTTTTGCTTTCGCCGTGGCGTCTTCCTTACTGAACAGCTGTTCATCTTTTGGTACCGGCATGCCCTTAAATTCCCTAGCGTTTGACGGTCTTGGCTTGTCGCCTATAGAGCCTCCTGTTAACATAACAGCAAACATGCTATTTGACTCGTTGACAAATGATTCTGTAATATGTGTGCTTAATGATTTCATAGTTGTTTTTATTTGTGTCATTTATCTATTGATATGTTAAAGTTATAATCAGTGTTACCAGGTAATTGAAAACTTACGTTATGCTTTGCCAAGTCATTACCTAGTCTTTTAAAACTAATACCACATGATCTATCAAAATAAAAAACGATTTGCTTACCTGCATCCCATATACCATGTATACTATAGTCTGGGCTACCTACTTTAAAACTATCTTCTATAATACTTTGCATATGTGGATAAACTTGTATGATCTCTTTGTATACTTTAAAATTATGTGTAGGATTACCGTTCTGTGCTTCTGTAAAATTATCGTCTTTCATTTCGTTTAGCAAACCGCCGAATGATTCTGTAATATGTGTGCTTAATGATTTCATAGTTGTTTTTGTGTGTTATTACATGTTAAGTACGGACATACAAAACCATTCTAAACCGTAGTCAAACATACTGTCATCACCTACTGGTGAACCTTGCTGATCTTTAATGTAAGTCTTTGCTTGTTGTGGCAATGCTTTCATGTAGCCTGCTAGGTCAGAATCATCAGTCTCTTGCGTCATTATACAACCGACTATTGTGTCGAAGTGCTTACGATCCGAAGCGCTAATTTGTTTAAACTCTGGAAAAGAAACAATAGCTAATTTATATAAATCTGCAGCAGCCTGTATTTCGTCAGTTCGCCAAACAATTTCTAAAGTGTGTGATAACCAGCGACCAGCATTCATATATTTAGGGTCGTTTTTATTGTCAAGACCAGCCGGGTTATCTGATAACCATTTTTCATAGTTTGGAGCCGTAACCTTGCTGAAACTAAATGATTCTGTAATGTGTGCGCTTAATGATTTCATAGTTGTTTTTTTGTGTGTTATTTTATTGCTTCAGGTAATGCTATTTCTTTACTAAATCGATATGTTTCTGCCTGTTGTCTTGAGACGTTTGTGCCTGCTTCAAATTTATGTAGCTCTTGTACACTGTTAAATATTACAGGGCCATCTGTTTCATAACCACGAAAGTATGCCATATACGTAGCTCGATCATTTTGTAACTTTGTCAATACAAACGTTTGAGATGACTTTTTGTTGTAATATCTAGGCCAACCTGATACCATTTCACTAGCCTCGTTAACTAATGATTCGGTGATATGTGTGCTTAATGATTTTATAGTTTTCTTTTTCTTTTTGTTATTTTTTGATTCAGCAACATAAGGGTCTCTAATATCAATATCACCATTGGACATTGACTTAGTAACTTTATCAACTTGTTCTGGTTCTATTTTTGGCATGTCCTTTCGGGCCGGTGCACCAACTGGAGGCTTTGCAGCTTGTAGCATAGAAAGTCTTTTTGATATAGTACTGGCACCAATGCTTTCGTACCAATCAATTGCTTTTTGTTGGTTGTAAAATGCAACATCCATGCCTTTACCTTTGTAAATGCTGTCTTCAATATCTGAAACTGTCGCCTTAAATACGTTAAGGTCACCAGAAACCTGATCGTTGCCTCTTTTGTTACCATAATTGTCACCAGCTGCACGAAGTACTGGTATAAGATCACCAATTGTCATGTTAGCTTTGCTAACATCTAGTATTGCATTAGGATTATTAAACATCGTAGCAGCCCATCTATGGTGACCGTCTAGTATACGATTTTCTTTACTAACAATACTGCCAAGATCACCACCAGAAACACCACCAATCGCCATGCTTAAAGATTTACCTAAGTAAACAGCATCTTGTGAAGCAAGAAGCTCTTTTGCTGATATTTTAACTTTTACTGTCTTAACAATGTCATCGACCTTGTTACCATCTCGTTGACCCTTGCTGAAAAAGTCACGATCAGTTTTGCCGCCGTTCGGAAAACGGGTAGCATCAACATCTTGTGTAGCCAATTTTTCGTTAATGTATGAAGTTATACTTTTCATCCTTTATGCTTAGTTTAGATTATATGTATACAAGAATGAAATAACGTAAAGTTTTTATGCTAGCTCATTATGCCTCGGTATGTGTTGCATTAACCTCTAACGGCGTCAGGCCTTGATTAGCAATGTCCGTCGACCTAATAAACATTTGCTCAAACATTGACCGTAAAAGGCTACTTGTCAGGTCCACACCAGGAGGCTTAGCACTAATTGTACTCGTTAGCAGTTGACATCTTGTCTCTTCTCTTTCCTTGTTATCACTATCTTCTAATAGGATTGAAATTGTAATCTTTTTGTGTCCATTACTCTTTGCGCAATAGGCTAGAATTTCATCTATATCACCATTATGCCATAAGTCTTGTTGCTCTTTCGTGTAATTCATATTGTTTTATTTATTTTCTGTATTTTAAGTTTGAACCGCCTGTGTCAGGAAAGACTTCTATAACCTTAGAGTCCTTAAATGTTAGCGTGTGGTCAACAATGACAACCTGGCAGCCCTTACTAATAGTTGCTATAAATTGCTGAACCAATTCTTTGTAATTTCTTGCCTCGTATGTAAGGTCTTTGCCGTCGTTTAGCTTACCAGATATTTCATCAATCATTAAGACATTAAATTGTTTGCTACCGTTTAACTGCCTCATAATATTAATCAAGGCCAGGGCTATGACTGTCGTTTGCATACCTGATACAAATTGTACTGGTCTCATAACATCTTGCTTAAGATCGATAAATTTAAGCTCCAATGTGTCTTGATCGAATTGTAGTCTAAAGTCTACGCCTTCAAGGCTTTCGTTTAGCTTAGTATTAATTAGACCAACAATATGTGCAAATATGTACTGAGGCAGGCCATGTTTACCAAGCAGTCGTTTATACAATTTAAGACTTGATTCAACTAGTCTCCATTGTCTAACTTCTCCTATTTTGCCGTTAAGTATTTCAACCTGTTGAATACCTGATGCCTTTTCTTGCGCGAATGCGGCTAGTGTTTCATTAACTGACCTTGCCTGTTCTTTCATGTCACCTAGCAACCTGTCTTGCGTGTCTATCTTTAATTGTGTTTCTTTATTTTCTATTGACCATCTTAGCCTTTGTGTAAGCAGTTGTTGTGTACCCCTTTCTTTTTCATTGTCTACCAAGTGAAGCTTAACCGCATCATTAAGTTCCTGTATGTTGTCATCAATTGTGGCTAGTTCTGCAAGCTTGGCTTCAATTTTAGCCATATCAATCTTAATGTCTATAACTGCCTGTTTTAGCAAGGCCTCTGACCCCTTGTGCTCTTCAAGTTCTTGAGTAACCTTTACTATTTGTGACTTTGCTTCAATAACACGATCGTGTTGCTTAAGTTTTGCACCTAGTTCTGCACCAAAGTGAACAACTTCAGCAGTAAGAGTCTCTAGCTGTTCACTTTGGTCTGCTAACTCCTTTGTTATTGCCTGACCCATTGCAAAAGCCTGTTGCCATTCTGAAATATTAGGTACTGTTTCACCTAAAAGTAAGGCTTTAAGCTTTATCGACTCTTTGTTATGCTCTGCCTGTATGGCTTTGTTTAGTTCAATCTTTGTCTGACACTGTGACCAATCTGCCTTTATGGTGTCAACCTTTCCGCCTAGCAATAGCATTTCTGCTTCTTGGTCTACTATTGACTTCTTTACTGTTACTATTTGTTTGTCAATTGCCTCTTGTGCACTTTTTGATTTTGTTTGCTTACAGGTTAGGCAAACCTTAGATGTTACTAAGTCAGCAACCTTTTTTTCTGCACGTTCTATCTTTTCAGTAATTGTCTTTTTTGCCATTGCGACTTCTGCGGCTACAATTTTTATTGCTGACAGTGCATCATTAAGACCTGAGCCAACTGTAATAGACTTGTTGAGTAATTCATCAACTGCATTTTTGCTACGCTGTACTTCATTTAACCAAGAAGCCACGTGGGCTGACTTTTTGCCTTTAAGTTCTAGTATTAATTCTCTCTTTGCTGAAATTGACTTTTCTTGTATTGCTATTTCACTATTTAACTCAAACGTAACGTCTTTAACTATTAGTACTGCATCAGACTTTTTAGCATCAATAGTTTGCCTTATTGACTCTGCCCTTTGTTCACTTTGTTCTACCTTATGCCTAGCGTTAACAAGTTTAAGTTCTAAGGCATGACTACCGTCTTTTAACTTGTCAATTGACATTGAATCTTTGGTTGCCAGTAAGAGGTCTAGACGAGCCTGTTTTTCAGTAATTGTATCCTGTCGCCTTGCCACATTTGCGTTAATGACTTCTATTTGTGCGTCTATAATGTGCGTCTTGTCTACCTGATGCAGTTTAGAACGTAACCCGTTTGTGTCTTTAGTCTTCGCGTCTACCTCTGTCTCAATTGCCTCTGCTTCTGACCGCTTGGCCTTGGTATCATGCTCTAAAGTTTGAGCTTTGGTTTCAATCTGTGCTATTTGTTCGACAATTTGATTTACTGTCATTGCAGGTTTAGCCAACGGACCAAGCTTTGCAGCCTTAACATCTTCTATTTGACCCAGTAGGTCTGTCATTGCATCAAGACCAATAATGTTTAAGAATCTAGCAGACAAGTCTTCAGGCTTCATATTAATTAGACGATCGAAAGAAAAGCTGTTAATGAATACAAGTTGCTCTAACTCTTGAAAAGTAAATAAACTGTCCATGTATTCCACAACTTCTTGTGTGTTATCAGTTGTAAGGTTAGACGAAGTTAGGGTTAATGACATCGTTGGCGTACCAGATAGGTTGTCTATCCAATTTTTAGCAAATATGTCTTTTTTGCCTTTTTTCCAAGAACGGGTTAACGTCTTAACCAATTTGTGTGGTTTACCGTTAACAATAAACTTAAGTTCACCACTAACAGTGTCAGCTTCTGAATGATCATTAAAATACAGGGCGTAGTTATATCGTTTGTTTCTTAGATTTTGACTACTACTTATTTGATCTTTAGTCATCCATTTTAAAAAGTCAAACAGTTTTGTTTTGCCAACACCATTGGCCCCCGTTATCTTAGTAATTGGTGCATTACCAAATCGTATTTGTACATCTTTTGTAAATGACATAAAGTTACTAACAGTACCGCCGATAATGTCAATGCTTAATTTTTTGTTAGTCAAGTCTGCAGCAAGCAATTGTTCTTCAAACATTTCATATATCATTGCTGCTGATGCTTCACGATCTTCTGTTTCAATTGTTGTTGACTGTTTAACAATAGTGTCTATGTACTTTTTTGAAATCTTTAGCATTTTGTCCTTATCAACTATTTGTGATAAGTCAGCATATTCCGTAGTATCAACCTCAACACTAAGGACATCTTTGGCCCAGTCTGTTTCAACAGAGCAAGTATACTTAGACTTAAAGTGTCGAACTAGGGCCTCTTCATTTTTAGTAAATTCACTAAGGCCAGATTTGCAAACCAGTCTAATCTTATTTAGTTCTGTAGCCTCAATACTTAGTAATGCAGTCATAGTTTCATAATCAAACTTGTCAGACAGGTATATCGTATGCCTACTAACAACCTGATTAAGACTAAAAAATTCAATATCAACAACCCGGTTAATGTCAGTATCAAAAGTCAAAATGTTGTAGCCATGCTGACAGTTACCCTTTACTGTCAATTTGTGACCATCGTAATAGTCACCTTCACCAAAATTACGCTGTACTAGTGAACTACAATATGTAAATGTCTTGTCACCGTCTCTAACAATGTCAGGTGCATGAATATCACCAGCAAGTACTGTTGGTGCCTGAAAGTCTGCCATCGTAATTTTGTAATTTTCGAAATGCTTACTAGGTTGACCGTCAAAGTGTTTGCAACCCATAACTGGATCGTGAAACAATTCAATAACAGAAGATGTTTTTACTGACTTAATGTCATTGTCTACCCAAGGGCTATATGCTGGTTTTACGTCAGCCATACTATGCTTGGTCCATTGTGACCAAACTGCCCAGGTAATGTCAAAAGTAGTGTCCTCGTAGAGTCCGGTTTTTTGGTAATATGATATTTTAGGTGACTTTACTGCAGTAACAGCAAGATCAATAGCATCGGTTAAGTTTCTTTTTTCTGTGCTAGTCGTTAGTGCAATACCTCTTTGTCTAACATCGTGATTCCCAGGTATGATGATGACTCTTTTGCAAGTGGGTAAAATAGCATGTAAGTGTTGAGTAAACAATTTTAACTCTTCAGCATTAGCATCTTGAAATTCAAAAATATCACCAGGAATAACTATAATGTCAGGTTGCATCCTTTGAGCAACTGCTTCGATGTCTTGAAGACCTCTTGCAAATTCATCATATCTTTGTGCACCAGTACCGCTGGTTCTAACTTCTATTTGAATATCTGCGTAATGCAACATTTGTATTTTCATAATCTTTTGATAAATTTACCGTATTTTAAATATAACACTATTGCTGCAGTTTATGCCTTTTCGCCAATTGTCTTGGTTGGCCAAGCCATTGCAACCTGTTCTTTCCATTTAGGATGGAACCAAAGCCTGCGACCAGATGGGTCATAAACATGGCACATACCTCGTTGACTATAACAATAAAACTTTGTCAACTTTTGATACTCGAGACCTGGAGTTTTAAATGACTGAAGTCGACCACCGCCAACCTGATACATTTGAATGCATAGACCAGCCATAACATCAACAAAATGATCAACACCATGATGTGCAATAACCTGCTCAATAGTCCAAGTTGGGCTGACATCAAGTATATAAAGGAGGTCACTCCTAAGATAGTTACCAATGCCGTTAAACCAAAACTGATTCAATAGCATTGCTGGTGCAGATTTTAAACGGTCTTTATGCATTAGCAGTTTTTCCATATGTTGCTTGACTAGTGCTGGACTAGTAATAACATCAGGGCCTCGGTTTGGATGCCATGTTTGAATAGGTTTCCATGTACCAAATCGCCGAGGATCAACAAAGCTAAGCTGATCGTCATAGTTGAGACTAAATGTTATGTGTGCATGCTTTGGTCTAGTCGTAGTGTCATGCAGTACAAAGTGACCAGACATACCAAGATTAAAACGAACCCTTAATGACAAATTGGTGTCTTGTGGGTGTGACATAATAACATGCAGTTCTTTGCCTCTTGCCTCTGAGCTAAGCTTACTTATACCCCAACTGCAATTGTCATTGTACCAAGGCTCAAGATCAAGACCTTTATGTACTTGGCTTTTAGTAATGCCACTACATCGTTGACCTCTACTAACCTCATTAATGTAATCTGAAACTAATCTAACTTCTGCTATTTCTGGCATCTTTTATGTTTGCGTTTTATTTTTCATTATCCTTGTAATTTTTTATATCGGTCTTCGTAACTACTTAGTATCAATTTTCCTTTTTCACTAAGCTTGCCACTTTTAAATTGATTAACAAAAACAGAAGTTGCGACTTCGTCCTGGTATATTGCTGCTTTCCATACAAAAGATGGTAATGCATTAAGTTCTTTGTTGTAGTCAGAAAGTTTAGCCAGAGTAGCTGTAGCGGCAGTATATGCAACAGCTGTAGAATCCAAGACTATACTAACTTGCTTTTTGTAACCTAACGACTTGATAGACTTATACATTTTTTTGTATACAGCAAGCATGTCAAGTTTTAGTTGCGGGTCAGATATTGCTGAGTCAAGAAAAACTAATACTTGTTCAGCCTTTATGTCGTGACCCTGTATGTGATATATAGAACCTTTAGCTATTCTTTTGTCTCCGTGTTCCTGAACAAACTTTTTTTCTGCTGATTTTTGTTTTACTAAACCGACGGACACTACTTTGTAGTTAGTTATGCTTTGTAATTCATACTGATGAATAATGTCAGTATTATCACGTTCATCAACCCAGTCCATTGCTTGTTCAAAAACGTCAATCGTATAGTCGTCAGGTAATGATGTTAGTTTAGGGTTGTATTTTAGAAGTATTTCCTTGAGCTTGCCACTTACCTTTTTTGTTATGTCACTAAACTCTACACCAGTTTCAAACTCATGCTTAAAGGTCTTACTCTTTCCTGTATTGTATGACACACCGAAAAATTTAATTGATATTTTCATGAGTTTTTCCTTATTTTTTGAATGACATAACGATATCGAAAAACATGATGTCTTTAAATATGTTTGCTGGTGTTAACTTGTCAAATGCTGTTAATCTAGGATTGTGTTTTAGTTCTACATTGTGAACCGGAGCCCAAACCCAACCGCCTTCTAATTTCATATTAACAAAGTTTTCGTGAGCCTCTTGTGGTGACCGTAGTTCACCAGAAAGTATTTTCTTAATAGAATTGTAAACTGTTAACTTGTGGCTTTGTGTCGTTTCCGGCCAAGTTGGTTGTTTTGACTGTTCAACATTAATACAAAATGCACGATGTGCAGCATGTGCAGTTTTTGCAATTTGTATGACGTTGTGCTTTTGACTTGTACTCATAATAGTTGTATTTATTTATTGGTGTTATATAAATATATAACAATTAGTGGTTATATGACAACTTAAAGTGTTAAATTTTCAAAAGAAAATTGTTGCTTTGCATAAAATTTCAAGAAGTTGTTACATTTAATTACTCATACTTAATTGTCTTTCATAAAGTTTTTTGTATGCCTAGTATTTCATATATGTCTTCGTTTTGACAATACATTAATTCTTGCCCTTTTGTCAGTAATTTAATGTCACTATGGCAACTGACTAGGCTATGTATGACCTTGCTTGTTGTACCAATAACTTTTCTATCGTAAAGACTTGTAGCATTGTGCCATTTAGTGACTTCGTGATCTATTGCACGTATTTTAATCTTTTTAGCCTTTAGACAATAGAATACGTCACCAGGCAAAATTTCTTCTGATGATAATGTAAACAAGTCATGATATTCATCGTTCATGTCCTTTTGTGCACTGCCATAGTATTCCCTAAAGTGAGGCATGCCTTTGCCAACACCTTTTGTTGGTACGATAATATTTGTGTCTTGCAAGCTAGGTAATGTTTCCATGCTAAAAATAATCCTTTGAGTCTTCATTTGTTTGTTACTTGTCTTGTTAATTAAGTCAGTTGCTAATTCGGGGTGCTAGAGATTTTGTGCCCAATCATTGCCGTATTTGTTAACTAACCATCCATAATATACGCCTGCAAATAAGTGTTTTTCTAAATCTGAAGCGAAGAAACCTGGTTTCTTGTCCCCATCAGCATCTTTAATTGCTTTTAGAAATTCATCGTTTCGTCGGCCACCTTTGTAAATATCTCTAACGTATGTTGTCACAATGTTTTGTCTTTAGCCTTTTATGAATTTTTCGTATGCTCTATTTGTGCTTTTGCTAGGTCTAAAGTCTACATTTTTGTCTGCAACTACTTTTGATGCAATTGTAAAGCCGTATTTATCCTGTAGCTCTTTTAGCATTATATGTGCTTCTGCTGTGTCTTTTAGCCACATAATGTCGATGTCTACTGCTATGGTGTATGGTTTGTATAGTACTAATGATGATATGTCCTCCATACATTGTTTCATAGCAGAAGTTTGTTTACTGTTTACACGAAGTGGCATGTCTGTGCCAATTATATACGATGCTGCAGCAATAACACCATATAAAGAGTTGAGTATGTATCTTGCTACATAGTATGCTCCAGCGTTTTCTTGGACCTTTAGTATTTGTATGTTGTCTAGTAGCCAAATATACATTTTGTCAAAATTTGGTCTGTTTGTTTCTAATAATTTGTTGATAAACATGTGCCTAAATATCGTAGGGTACATGTAGTTGACATCAACGACAAGGTGATTGTCTGCTGTTGCAAGTCTGTTACGTGTAAAGTCATCTAGCCGCATAGGATATACAGGCATCATAGTACTGTTATGTTCAGCGGTTTCTGACATATCCAAACCTAGTGCCTTTGCTACATCTGTATACAGGGCACCAAATGGCTTTGTTTTTATTTTAGTGCCATTTTTGACTAGGAAAGTATGTACGTGTCTGTCTAGTGCTTTGACCACTTTGTCGATTATTTCTTGTTGAATTTCATTCATAATAGTTTTTTTATTTATTTTTGTTAATTGCTTGTGTCCTGTTTATCCGTTGTTATAAGTCATTTAAGTAATCTTGCAATTTCCAGTTGTTCCAATACTCTTTCTTTTTTGCCCCATTAAATGGGGAATTCGTATCCCATTGACAAACCTTACAATCATATAATTTTGGTGCGTCACTATTACATTCAGGGCAAAAAGACCAAAAGTGGATTCGTGTCCAAGCAAAAAAACGCCCTATAAGACTGTATATGTTTGATTTAACAGGCTCGTAGTGTATCTGACCAGTTTCGTTATTTATAAAATTTTGCATTAACCTCATGTTGTTTCTTTTAAATGACCTCTAAGCCTTGCAATTTAATTATTTCTTTTTTAGCCATGCTATTCCAATAACAATTTGTTAAACTGCCCCATTTATCTCTTATAAATGACCTTTGCCATTTTTTAATTTTTATCTTAATTTCAATTCGTTTCATACACAAGTTCTAAGTTTTTTCATTTATTGCCTACTAATACTTTCATCAAATATAGTCTCAATGTCATTCAATAGTTGTGCTTTAATATCTTTAGTTAATCTAACCATGATCGCACTTGTCTTAGCATTTCTGACTTTCTGGCTTCTGATGTGGTGCCTAGTGGTGCCATAAAGATACCATCGTAATATGTTGACATGTACTGTTCACCCTTTAAGTGCTGCTCTGGCACAAATACTGCAATCATGTCTAAAAATATGTTGGCCTTGTCAAAGTTGTTAAGACCAACAAAGTGTCTATTGTTATTAACTGCAGCAGTGAACCGTTTTGCTATGTTATTCTTATACTGTGCACTGCTTTGTTCTTTCAAGTTATCCATTGGTTGCTGTTTTTGCAAGTTCTATAAATTGAGCCTGTGCCTCTTCTGTAGCAGTTGCTGACAGTACGGTTACAGTAACGTTGGTATTGTTAACATGTGATGCAGCAAGTAATGCCGTTTGACCAGTAACAATTGTTAGTCTTAGCTGGTCTTGACCCTGTATGACGTGAATTGGTGGATGACTAAGACCTGAGTGTATACAGGCTATAGCGTTTGCCAAGCCATCTATTGCATATGTATCGTCAATAATAATTAGCTGGTCGTTTATTAAGTCACGTAGTAAATCAGAACTAAACAGTTTAGTCGTTACAAATGATGCCAGTGTCATCATTTGTTTTTTCGTAGTCGGTAATGCCATTGTATGTATTTTTTGTTATATATAAATATAACAATTTTATTCATAACTTGACAACTTTATATGGTGTAGTTGTTAACATTTTTTGTAAGTTGTTAACATCAATAAAGGGCTGATTTCGAATCAACCCTTTATTTTAACAAAAACAAATACTGTAGCTATGGCGTAACTACAATTCTTTTAACGATGCCTATACGCTATCTATCTTTTTGGTTGTATTGTGCCAAACATCATTTTCTTGTGGACTTCTTTGCCAGCTCCACCTAAAATTCTACTATAAGTATACACATCATGTGCAGTTAGTTCCCTACTGGTCAGTATAGCTTGAGCTTCTTTAACAGTTAATCTATATTGCTTAAATTCCTGAGGAAAACCTTTACGTAAAAAATCAAGCATGCCACCAGAAACTTCCATAATACTACGTTTAAAGTCGTCTTTAATCATATTCGAAAATTTCTTTTTTGCCATTGCTTTAGTTTCAGGGTCTCTTAGTATTCCACCTGCTGCCATTTTTCTAAATGTGACACCGTTAGGGGATTCTTGCTTAAATTTGTACAAAATCACAGCAAGTACTTTACCGTCTACAATGTCAAGTTTCCAAAATGGAATACGTAACATGTCTTGTTTAGACGCAAAACCAGAACCTTTTATGCCACCTTGACTGGCATATGCATCTTTAAGCAATTGCCAAACTTGGTCAACCATTGCTGTCTTTTTATCTAGATCACCAGCTAATAAATTTTGAACAGATTCATTAACTAATGATTCGTTAAGTCTAACTCTTAGTGATTTCATTTTTTCTTTTTAGATTATATATCAATAGGTTGTAATTAAAAGCTATTGTATTACTAAACAGCTATTGTATTACTAACAGCTATTGTATTACTAACAGCTATTGTATTACTAAACAGCTATTGTATTACTAACAGCTATTGTATTACTAACAGCTATTGTATTACTAAACAGCTATTGTATTACTAAACAGTACCATGTCTTTAATATAGCGGCTAAAACCGAGTACTGCATGGCCTCCTGGTATTCTTTTTACTTCAGTTGACCGTAATACTTGACCTGGTATTTCTGAATAGTCTAATATTTCATCCTCTCTTGGCAGCAATAGCATAGCATCATTTAATGTTGCAACTGTGACAATTTGATCAATTATGTTTTTGGGTAGAATAGAAGAGTCAATAAGCTGTTTTGTATTAAAAATTGGTGCAATTATTATTAACTTACACCATGAGTTTGCCTTTGTTATTTCAGTTCTAAATTGTAAAGCGAGGTTTGAACCAGCAGAGTCACCAATAATCAATACATCTTTAGTAGACGTTGACATTTCAACTGCTAAAGTTTTAATTCTTTGACTTAGTTGCTTTTCTGTTGGTGTCCAATAAAAACATTTTGCCTGAGGCCATTGCTTTTGTATTGCTAAAAATTTAGGTGACTGAGGTCCACTGTTTAGACCGTGAAAATATAGTACTTGCATAATATTGTTTACTTTTTGTTGTCATATAAATATATAACAATTAGTTGTTACGTGACAACTTAAAGTGTTAAATTTTCAAGAAGTTGTTACTTTGCATAAATTTTAAAGAAGTTGTTACTTTGCATAAATTTTAAAGAAGTTGTTACTTGCTTAAGTACTTAATGCATTTGTTTTTTGCCTCAGTTATTTGTATAAACATTGCCTGTTTGCCTCCACAATCTGGATGATGCTTCATTGACAACTTTCTGTATGTTGACTTAACATCTTGTAACGTTGCATCAATAGTAAGACCAAGTTGGACAAAAGAACTTGTTGGCGTAACCAGTACTGACATAAATGCCATACTTAAGTTAGACCAACTGTCACCATAGTATTCATCGTTGAATTTTTTCCTATCTTCGTATTGCTTTTGTCTTTCTGCCTTTGCGTCTTGCCTCCTTTTAGTCACTGCTGGACAAAGCTGTTCTCGTAAAGGTACAATAACTGCTGCAAAAAAGAAACCCCAAAAAGAACTAATGTCACCGAGAGTTTTGTTGTTAATTGCATCGAATTTCATTTTGATAACTTTAACTGAGTTGTCAAAACCTTTAATGTTATCCTTGGCCTTGTTTAGTTCTAAGAATGCAATGAATTCTGATGTTAGGTCTTCTTTAAATGCAGACCTGTCAAAGTTAGTGCCCTTGTCTAACCCGTAACGCTTGATAAATTCGATTGGTTTCATAATTGCTTTATTATAGTGTGATTTTTGCATGACCGTTACCGTATTTATCGTAAAACACTATAAAAGTGTACTGCATCAAAATTGGCAATATTTGTTCTTTCTTAAAAGAATCTTTTATCCTAACATCAATTATTTCATTTGTTGATGTGTCTTGTACTCTAATTCCCGTTAAATCATCTATATCGATGATACCGTTAGCCTCTGCATTACTCATTTCAAATTTAAAGTCTTCATATCCTCTCATAATTTCTATTTGTTTTTTATTGTTATATAAATATATAACAAATAAATGACACTGGACTAGTTAAAGTGTTAAACTTTCAAGTCTAGTGTCAAAAAAGAAATGTTTTTAGTTTAAGTTTTTAAACAGTTTTTTCATGTTGTTAACCATGCTATCAATTGCAACAGCTTGTTCTTTACCAATAAGGCTATTTATTTTATCGACTGACGCCTTGCTATTTAATTCTTTGTAGTATTCACCAACTTTAATATTTAAAAGTCGACCAATTTTGCTTGCTAATTTAGTGTCCATAAACTTAGACATCATTTCTAATCCATCAACTCGAAAAAAGTAGTCTTGTTCGGTTGATAAGTTTAGCATTTCAAATTCTTGAACGAGACTGCCCCCTAATTGATCAATTGCCTGTTTAACTTTTTCTTGGTCTGCATCAGTAAATAGATGCAAATACGCCAAAAGATTTCTATTAAAACCTTTAGCAAATAGTATAGCCTTAACTTGCTTTTTATCTTTAAGCAATGAGTCTGTACCATATTCACTTGAATACTTATCATCTCTTTCTGGTTCTAAAAATTGACCTGCTTTAGTTATTGCGTCATAACTGTCCATTGTGCCCGTTTTAATCACCCAACTTGCACTTGTCATGCCACCAGAAAACATTTGAAATAGGTGTTTTCTAGAATCGTCATTCAATTGCTCTTCATAATTAGCTAAAATATGTTCTAGCATTGAGTAGTCCATTTGTTGACCAAGACCACTTTTTATCTTTCGCTGTTTCATGACATATTCGTTTAGGTCTACAATATCTTTAACACCTTGTCTGTGTGGCTTAAACGTTTTTAAAATCTTAACAACATAGTTACCAGCTGGCAGTATAAGCTCGTCTTCTTGACTAACGTGTGGCACTAGACTAACGTCTATTGCCTGTTCTCGCCTAATAACCGTTTCAATGATAACACCATATCCTTGCGTATAGTCTTTTACTTTTCTTCTTTGATCTTCAGACTTAAAAAATTCACGACCAAGCAGCATAATGTTATTTGTTGGTGATGTTAAGGCAAACTGTTGTGCAGTGTCGACAGATCGAGTCCAGCTAGTATAGCCTGACAGGTCTATTTTGTTACTTTTGATGTCAGCAACAAATCCTTTGTAACTTTCAATATCCCTAAAAAATAGACCTCTGAAAGCAAGCATCTTTTTTTGATTTGGGTACTTTTTTAGTAAAGAATTTAGTGCAGCCGGGTCAATGAACCCAACACTTGCGTCATAGACATATGCTGCCAGTTTTCCTTCTGGCTCATGGTCATCATAGTATGATGACCATTGACCTTCTGCGACAAGAGATTCAGTAAGATGTTTACTTAATGCCTTCATATTGTAAAGTTTTAGGTTAAATCTATACTAAGAGTTCCTGTCTTTGCAGACCATTGCATTTTAGATTTATCTATTTTAACTGCTGTCATCTCATCTTTTATTGTTTCAATCTCATCATCAGACATTCTGGATGACTTAAATTTTAGATATAAAGCAGGGTTACCGTTTGCTGCGGTTGACAATTTAAATGATAACGATTTAAAGACATCCTGTCTACTATTAACATATTTGACCACCGAATTATTAGCATCGACTGCTTTCCTATTTTTTTTAACTGCTTGCAGTTTGTCTACGTCGACGTTTAAAGACTTGATGTCTTCTTCTTTTGATTTTTTAGTAGATAGGTCAGCAATAACACGATTAATATTGTTAATTTGCTGATCAACTACAATATTTAAGTCGAGCACACACATCACAGACTCGTTAACAAACGATTCTGTGATGTGTGTGCTTAGTGATTTCATGTCTTATTATTAAAATATATTACTATTCTTATTTATGCGTTTGTATTATGCTCTAATTTTTCCTGCTTTCCAGTCTTTATAGACGAGAGCAAGATCACCAACAACAGAACCAGTAGAACCCATGTAGTCATCAGCCTTATTGTCAAGTTTAACCGTTTCACCTACTGCAGTCTCTATTGACATTGTTACGTTTCTGTCTGCTGTATATTCTATCATATCGCCATTACTAAATGTAACGGTTACGTCTGTTTCACTGTCGCTTATTGTACCAGTTACTTCAGACATAGTAATTTCTGTCGTAATTTTAAACTTTCGTTGTGCATTTTTTTCTGATGCAGCATCGAAAGGTGCAATAACATCAAGGTCAAACTTTACTGTTGCTGCTTCGTTAATGTAAGATTTTAATGATTTCATTTTTTTTTTTTTTTAATGTATTATGTATTACAGTTAGGTAATTGCTAAGTTAAATTATTTTACGTATTGCAATGCTAACGAAACTATTTAGACAATAGGTGACCAGGCATGAGTTTGATAATTAGCTTTTCGGTTGCATCGTTTGTGTATTTTCTGTTTTTGATATTCTAACTAAAACTTCAACTGGTGCATGACCGGGTTTGTGATGCATTACTAGTTTTTCTCTTAAAGATATGCAACGCACTGGTTCATAATAGCCAAGTCTAATAGATTTTAAATATTCTGATGCTGTTGTTGTTACTGTTTGCATTATTGTTGTTTTTATTGTTATATAAATATATAACAATTAGACTCTTTAGAGCAATCTAAAATGTTAAATTTTCAACAGAAAATTGTTGCATTGTATAAACTTTTCAGTAGTAGTAAACAAATAAAGGGCAAGAAACATTAAGTCTCCTGCCCTCTAACTGAGTTATCCTAACCTCAATAGGTTCCTAGAAGTCAACGTTTATTTCACCGTCTTGTATATTACCGTCCATTGAATTTGACAAGTACGAAGTAATTTCTGTTTCTTGCGGTGCTACTTGAACACTACCAGAATCAACATACTTGTTAATCCAAGTTATTGGGTTTTTTGTTTTTTCAAAAATAGGTGTAAATCCGCAATTTTTCATTCGTAGGTTTACTAAATGCTTCATGTACTTTGTTAGTATTTCAGCATTAAGACCCATTAGGTCTCCGTCTTTAAACAAGTATTCAGCCCACTTTATTTCTTCTTGGGCAGCATCAGACCACATTTTTTGTACTATGTCCTCGCAATCTTTTGCAACTTCGATAAAGCCTTCGTCTTCTCTTGTTCTTAATTGCTTGACTACAAACCTTGTTAATGAACCATGAATGTTTTCATCTCTGTTGATTAACTTAATAATGCTTGCGTTACCAATCATTTTGCCTTGCTCAGCAAAGTAGTATGAACACGCAAACGATATGTAAAACCTAACAAACTCTAAAATTTGAATTGAAACAAGAGTAAGATACAATTTTTTCTTTTTGTCGTACTGGGTTTCATTACCAATATTGTTGATTAAGTCGTCATAGTATTGTGTCACTGAAGAGGCACGCTTTATGATTTCTTCGTCAGTTGATATTTCATCAAATATTGTAGACGGATTCGGGTATACATTTTTTATGATGTGAGTGTAAGACCGTGCGTGTATGCCTTCAAAGAAAGCCCATTCTTCACAGAACGATTCAAATTCTAAGTTTGAACAGTCTTCTAATAAGTGTAAAATACCTCTAGACTGTATGCTGTCTAGTAATATTTGATAACCTAAGTTTTTAGTAAAAATAAACTTTTCATGCTCGGTAAGAGTATGGAAATCTGCACGATCTTTTGTTAGGTCTATTTCTTGTGGCCGCCAAAACATAGACAATTGTGCTTCATACAGTTCGTCAATTTGTGTATACTTAGGATTGTCATATCGCTGAAACCCCATGGGCTCACCAAAGAAAATTGGTTGCGTTGACTGGTCTACTATGTTTGTGTTGATAATCTTTTTTGTTTGTGTTGAACCCATTTTAGTTTTTTGTTAAATTATAGTGTGCATGCACCGCTTTCGCAATCATTAGTATCATCCTCTACCACTGCATCCAGTGTATTTGCATAATACAAATTATTACCGCCATACTTAAAGAAGTCTATGATGTCATTAATAACAACTTTTGCTGGTACCTTTTTACCTTCAAAAGATAATGGGTTATAGTAATGATTTACAGATATTGATTGATCTATCCACTTTTGTATAACTGCAGATATATCGTTAATTGGCTTATTAGACTTAAGGTCCCAAGCTGTCGTATACCTAGCACCTAGTGATTTTATAGATGGCACTACGACTTTGATGCTACCGTTTTTATTTGTCTTCGTAGTGACCAATGCTCTTGGTGGCTCTATGCCATTTGTCGAGTTTGTAACTGGTGACGATGATTCAGCAGGCATTATTGCAGAAAGTACAGAGTTTCGCATTCCATGTTCTAAAACTTCTAGTCTTAAGGCTTCCCAGTCTAATGTGTAGTCACGCATGACTAGTTCATCAACGTTTTTGTTGTATCTATCGATAGGTAATATACCTTGTGCATACTTAGTCTGGTCAAAAAATTCACACTTTCCGCGTTCTTTTGCTAATTGTACAGATGCCTTGATGAGGTAGTACTGAATGTGTTCAAATAGTTCATCAACTAAAGGTAGAGTTGCAGAGTCACCGTAGGCTAGGCCATTTTTTGCTAACCAATATGCAAAGTTTGTTACGCCAACGCCAATGCTTCTTCGTTTAGTTTGTTTTTCTGCTGCTGGCACCGGGTATTCTTGTATTGAAATTATATTGTCAATACCTTTAACCAACATTGATAGTGGTTTTTCTAATTTATGAAAAGTATCAGGACCACTAATTTTACCGAGGTTAACACCACCTAACATACATAGTGCAATTTCACCGTTGATATCGTTTATGTCATAAATTGGCTTTGTTGGTAGCTTTATTTCTTGACACAAGTTACTCATTTGTATAAGGTCTACCCAAGGGCTATTGTTGTTTACATTATCTAGCATAGAAATGTAAATTCGACCAGTATTGATTCTTTCGTTGACGAGGGACATTAGTAAGTCTCTACCCTGTATAACCTTTCGTTTGACACTTGGGTCATTTTCAAATTTGATGTATTCTGCGTCAAAACCAGGACCACCCCATAATGGGTATAAGGTAGGAACATCTGAAGAGCTAAACAAAGATATTTTTTCGTTTTTAACCATTCTCATAAGAAACAACCTGGTTATTTGAATTGAGTAGTCCATTTTACGTACTCTGTTTTCACTAGTGCCTTTGTTGTTCTTAAGTACAAGTATGTCTTCTATTTCAATATGCCATATAGGAAATGCAACTGTTGCACCACCGTCTCTAATACTGCCTTGTGAGCATGATTTTGTTGCTGCTTCTTGAAACTTTAGGAACGGAATAACACCAGTTGTTATTGCCTCACCTGCTCGTATTTGTGAACCAAGGCCTCTAATCGCACCCATATTAAGACCAATTCCAGCCTTTCTGCTAACAAAACGACCAACTGCATGCGCTGAAGCGTAAATTGAATCAAGATCATCAGCAATATCAATAAGCGTACATGATGCAAACTGCTTTGTTTGGGTTCTAAGACCAGCCATAACTGGCGTTGGTATATTTAGCCAACGACCTTTTAGCATACCATAATAATCTTTAATATCAGCAAGATCATCAAACTTTGTTGCAGCAATAAGTATAAATGCTATTTGCGGCGTTTCATATATGTAATTGCTGTGCCTGTTTTTAGCAAGATACGTATCTGTCATTTTTTTGTATGCAGCATGCTCTAACTTACCATCGGCAGAGTGATCAATCATAGAGTTTATTTTATTCCACTCTTCGGTTGTATACTTGTCTTCTAGTGCAGTGTCATATAGACCTATTGCTGTATTTGACTTAACAACGTCTAAGATGTGTGGCATGTCTTCATCTCTAAAAACACCAAACACCTGTTTTCTAGTGTAGAAGTTAAGTAGCCGACCTGCAACATATTGATAGTCAGGTGTGCGACCACTAATGAGGTCATATGCAGAATTGACTAAGATTTCATGTATTTTTGTAGACTTAATGCCATCATAAATTTTTATTTTGGCATTCATTATAACATCTGACGGATTGGCTACTAGACCTTCGCATGCCCAATTGACTACTGCGTTTATTTTATCTACATTTAATTTTTCTGACGAGCCGTTACGTTTAATGACATTCATCTTAGTAACAGACATTGTATTTGTTTCTTCCATATTTTATTTATCTTTTGTTTGTCCTTTTGATCAATTAAACACTTATATGCATAAGCATACTAGACAAAGCAAGACGTTAACACACTGTTAACGTCTTGCTTGTCTTATTTTTTCATATGTGACACGTAATCTTTTTGGTTTACGTCAGTCCTATCATGAACCCAGAATTGCACGAGCTCACCAACTGCTATATCTGTTTGTGGCACTAGGCAAATTCTTACACCAGTATCTAACATAATTGCAAAATAATTATTGCCTGAAATCTTTGTTACTGTGCCTGTAATTGTTACTGTGCTCATTGACTGTCTGCTTGCGCAAGATGTTGCAAGTAGCAACACAATTGCTAATACTAAGTTTTTCATTTATGACTTGTTTTAACCTAATGTAATGATTGATTTTTTCTTGTCTTCTCCATCGCCAACTGTAATCTGCACGTGTTCACCTCTTTTAAGGAACTCGTCTGGATTAATTTTACTCAGTGTATCGTTAATGCCGCTAAGGCCTTGTTCAATTGCAGCAAAGCGCTCGTCTAGTATTGCTATTTGTGAAGTTGACATGTCTGACTGCTCTTGTATTGCGTCGATATCTCCAAATTCTAAACGGTTGTCTGAACTAATAACACCAGCAAATTGTTTGATTGCATACGGCATAATGTAAGCAAACGGCATTGCTACTGTTACATATATCCAATCTTTAATCTCTAGTGTATTAAAATCTTTTAGCAAGATAATAGAATTCCAGTAGTAAAATATGTTAGTGAAAACTTCAAAGTAAAAGAAAACGTTGATGATTTGTTTTATTTGTAAATTTTTGCCATCGTACTTTAGAGTAAATACTGCAAGTGCACAACTAATAAACAAGCCAATACCCATTGCAACAGTAAACCTAAGCCACGGCTGATCGAATGCAGCAACTTCATACATTAATAGTGTTGTATGTGATGCCTGCAACATAACACCTAACATAACAATAATAAATGAGCTGCCTCTAGAGCTTAACTCTCTGGCCCAAACAACAAACCTGTCTGACTGTCTTTGTAAGTTTTTCATTTAATTGTGTTAAGTTAGTGATAAAAAGGAGGCACTTACAATTATGCAAGTGCCTCCTTTTTTTAGTTATTTATTTATTTATACCTTAGTCAGTGGCGTGTCTGCTTTTTCAGTTGGTGCAGGTAAATCTTCTGCCGTGTCGTCCTTTTTGTGTTCCAAGCCAGTTTCTTTTACTTGCTCGATTCTATTTAAGAATTCTGCAACATGCTTAGCCTCTTCTTCAAATCTGGACATTTCAACATTTATTGGATTTAGTGCAACTAAAACATTGTCAACAATACCAGCAGCTTCTAGGCTTGTGATTGTTGTGTGTTTCAGAATTGTTTCCTGAATGATACGAAGATGCAAAACTGTTAATTCTGACTTTGCGTCATTAAGAACTCCGTTAACACTAGCTAAACCTTTTGCTAATCTAAAATCAATAGACCAAATACCGGTTGAACCAAAAAATGCCTTTAAAGTTGTGCGTGTCTTTTTGTCAAGTAAAAACGTTGTGTCATTTTGCTTGGCCATTAAGGCATCAAAACGTTCAATTAGAGTTTTCTCATCATGTGACCCTAAGTTTTCACGAAGTGTGTTGATTTCTGCTGCCGTGTATGGCATTAATACTTTTACTTTTTTCATAAATCTAATAATTGTAATTTTGTTATTATGATATAATTAAACATTGTACTTTTTGTTTTGCGCTGTAAATAGTCTTAGACGTAAATAAAGCCTAATGCTGTAAGCATTGCAACAAATGCCGAAGCTATTAGTAAATCTGTGCTGTCACGTACTAAAACTGGCAGGTTACTAGGTGAAATTGTTGCACGTACACTTTCACCGTCAAGTTGACAGTTGCAAAATATTACACCAAACAAATTTTCACCTTCAACCCATCTCATAACAACTCCGATTATCGTTTTGTTTGCTATTTCGTTTATTTGTTCAATCGTTAGGCCTTTTTCGTATGGCATTTCTGTTGTTAACTGGCCAAAACGACCAAAAGGTCTAAACCCAATATGACCCAATGCAGAAAAGAAGTCATTGTTGTCATTTATAACTGACTTTAGAATCGCAGACTCTTTTCGAACAAGTATATACGAATTAATTGTGTTGTAGATACAAAGAGGCAAAATAAGCCTTTGTAGCCATCTACTATTAAAATGTAAGTCTTTAAATGGATTTTTCATCAATTTTCTGGTTTATTTATTATTTGCTTACTGCTAATCGACTCTACCTTGGTCGTATGTTCTATGCTTTGCATTGTCTCATTTGGCGCAAAGCCATCGTGACCCTTATGGTTACCAACAGGATAAATATCAAATGCTGGATATTGCAGTTCTAACATAAAGTTTAGTGGCAATCTTCTTTCTCTTTTGCTTGTATCGTATGCAAGGTTTAGACTAACGTTTGTCTCTACATCAGTTGGTATTAAAAACATGCAGTGATATTCTGACCCAGCATAGAAAAAAGAAAATGTGTGATTGTGATGCGAGACTGTTAGAAAAATCTCAGTGAACGTAAGAAATTCAAAAATATTGTTGAATACAACCTCAGTATTAAATGTCCACGTCACGGGTATTCTTCTAACTGGTAGTTTTACTCTTTTGTTAAAGCCAGCACTGTCTTGCACAGTAGCATTGGCAAGTACGTCATGATAATTTGTTAGTTGCTCACTTTGTATTCCTATTCCTCTAACGTCGAGTGACATTCTAGGTATTGAACTGTATAGTGGCTTTTCATTGTCAACAACATCGTTAAACATGTTATGCAAAAATATTTCATCGCCTGTATTCGTAATCATAATTGGAAATGTACTACCAATATTGTCACTAAACGGCTTAAACATTTGATCGAGGTAGTCTATAAATGCTTTACCTGCCAGTTCAAAAAACTCATGCTTTATTTTAGTACTCATAATGTGTCTTTAGTAAAAATTAAGTTAAAAGCCATTTGTACTCTGTCTTTACCTATTTTTTGTGGCTCCTCTGTTTTCATTTTGCCCATTCTAGCCTCAAGATCAACTACAAGTTTTTTCCTGTATGCCTGCACTAGCTTGTCAAAGTATTGCTTGCCGCTAATATTATAAAAATCAGTAATAATGTGAAACAATTGCACAGTGTCAAGCGTTTTTGTGAATTTAGATAGACAATCTTCAAATATTTTATTGACTATTGCAGTGTCACAAATGACATTTCCGCTTTTTTGTGTAGTGAAATACGAATCCCAATTTTTAGACAGGAGGTACGTAACTAATTCTTCACTATGGTCCATGTCTTGGAATGTTTCTTCATGCGAAAAGTCATTATGTGACAGCGTTACGTTGTGTCTTTCGGATTCGTAAAAACGTAATGCTTCTTTTGGTGCGCTCATAGAGTTATTTTGTTATTAGAATTAAACAATAGTGCAGTTAGTTACAGCAGCACCTGCTTTGCTGTGTACTCCATTTTTTGTTGTTTGTATATTTTAACTCTAGCACTTGCATGCTTAACACTAATGTTTTTGCCTTTTGGTCCACCCCATTCACGATTAGATTTTGGATAGTGATCAAAATAGTCCATTAGCAACGCAAAGCTTTTATTTTTATGCAGTCTAAGACCTCTACCGATTGACTGTCTAACCATAATAAAAGATTTAGAGCTTTCCATGTAGTGTATAGTAGACAAGTTATTGATACTAACACCAGTTGACATTGTGCCGTATGTAGCACAAATAATAACGTTGTCATTTAATTCTGTGACCTGCTTTATCTTCTCTCTTTCATTGCTGCTAACATCTCCGTTAATTTGCATAACCTGTCGGTCTAGACAGTTTGCTTTTAGATATCTAAAGAATACATCGCAATACTTACGAGTCTTAAACAGGAGTAGTTGATTATACTCTAATGAAGCAATAACTTTAAAAATATACTTGAATCTTGGGACTTGGCTTCTAGTGAACTTTTGGTCAAAATGATATCTTTTGTTGCTGTCTTGACAATCTTCATGATTATAGTACTGTTCTGATACTTCAGCGCTGTGTGTTAACTTAACTTGCGTTATCTTAACAGGGCTAATTGCACCTTCTTTCGCCAGTAGTGCATATGGAACATCTATAAGAATTGGACCACTAATCGACATAGCAGGAAAGTCTTCTGCCTGTTCTGGCGCATAAAACGTACCACTTGCACTATAAATTAGGCTTAGCTTGCAAGGATTTAGTCTAGCAGCAATAACTTGATAGCTATCAGACTTTACTTTGTGACCTTCATCAAACATAACCGCACCAAAGTCTAAAAAGAAATCGCTGTCATAGTTAACCAAAGAGTCTATGTTGCCAATTACAACTTGTGCATCTTTGTTTCTTTTGCTACCTGAGTATATTTTATCTGTTAAAATTTGTGCTGCTGAAAAGGGGTGATCTAAGAAGTCTGCGTGAGTTTGGTTGACCAACATTACTGCAGGCACAACTATTAATATTTTTTTATCTGGTGCTAAAACATGCTCTATTAGGTATCTAGATATCATGTACATAATGAACGTTTTACCAGCTGATGTTGCAAATTGACCTCTGCTAATAGGGTATTTAAGGGCTAGGAATGCACCTTTTGTTTGGTACCATCTTGGTGTATGTTTTGTGTCTAGGCTATTTGCCCAGTCAACAAATGTATCGAAGTCTATTTTTCTAACAAAGTCTGCAGTGTTTGTAATAGTAACACTATGACCCATTTTCTTTAAGGCTAGTACTTTATGCCAAAATCCACCAGGTAAGTATTTGTCCTGGTGCATATAGCTTTTTTCAAACTTTTTTAGCTTTCGACCTTGACCTTTTTGCATTACCCAACTAGACCATTTCGCTGTAGCTAGTTGTCTTAATTGCTTTAATTCAATTTCAGTACACTCTACTATTTCAAGTATTCTATTTTGTTGTATAAATTTTAGCTTCATATATGTTTGTGTTATACTGCGAGTTTACAAAAATAAAAGAGCATGCCAATTAAGACATGCCCTTTTAAAAACTTAAGAGTAGACTTAGTCTAAGCCAAGTTCTTTCATTAAGGCAGCATCAGACTTTGATGTGTCTGCTGTTTGTTCTGCTTCCGGTTCAGTAGCTTCAGCCTTTGCTTCCGGTTCAGTAGCTTCAGCCTTTGCTTCCGGTTCAGTAGCTTCCGGCTTTGCTTCCGGCTTTGCTTCAGCCTTTGCTTCCGGCTTTGCTTCAGCCTTTGCTTCAACTGCGGTACCTGTTAATGCAGCTAAGGCATTTTGTACTCTTGTTAAAGTTTCTGCAGTTGCAGGTTCATACGCAAGACCATTAAGACTTGGGCCAGCTTTGATTGTTTCAAGCATTTTCATTTGCACTGCTCTTAATTCAGTAGCGTCAGTAGGAAGCGTTGCCGGTTTGCTTTCGCCTTCAATGATCATAGGTAATACACGATCAACGAAATTACATTCATCGTAATTTCTATATTCAGCTTCACCTTTTTTCTCAATTGGAATTTTGAGAGCCATAGGAGCACCGTTAATTGGATCGAAAATGTTATTTGCTTCTTTGCCCATTTCAACATCTTCTTTAGTTGGGAACATTTTAGCGTTAATTTTCTTTTCAATTGCCTGTGGAATTTTCCAAAGCATAACCTTACCAACATTTGCTGGCGTAGTCTTATCCATAATAATCTGGACTAGTGCATAGGCTGAAGGCTTCCATACAATCTTTTTAGCCTTTTCTTGTTCCATTACGTTTTTGGAACCTTTAAGTGCCCAAAAAGTATTTGCAACAGGACAGTCTTCATACTTACCTAGTGACTTAGGACTATCAAACATAAAACCTTGATCACCTTCTGGTACCCAATATCTAATTTTAGTAATTAATTGACGTTCGCCTTCCAAGTTAGGTAAAAATTTTACCATACCATAAAATGTTTGGTTTGGTGAATTTTTGCTGTCTGGATTAAAGAAGTCACTACTACCCTCTTCTTGTGTGCCAAGATTAATATCTTTAGCCTCTTTGTTGAAAACACCGAACATGTCTTCTAATAACTTGTCATTTGCCTGTTCACTCATAATAATTCTTTTTAGATTAATTTAGATTAATTTAGATTCTGTTAATTACATTATCTTATTGATATAAATTAAACACTAAAGAATAAATTTATGCTGCAAACTTTTCGTCAACGTTCAAACCATTTACTACACCATGCTGCAGTTAATGCAATCAAACCAAACATTAAGCAAACCGTAACAGTCTTAACGGTTGGTGTCCATTTATACTCAAATATAAGCCATACTAGTATTCGTATATTAATGACTAAGTAAAGTATAAATATTGCCGTTAGTGGTATCATTTGTTTTAAATTAAAAGTTATATTCGTTTGTTGACTTACACCAACCTTTTTCTTTAGTTAGTTGTGCAGTAGCTAAGAAGTAGGCATCTGCAATGTCATCAATTTTACCAGTCCTGTCAAAGTCTGGAAACTTAAGCATAAAGTGCTTAACTATTTCTTCTTTTTTGCAACGACCTTTACCTGTAGCATATTTTTTAAGAGCAGTTGGGGCAATAGTTGCAATGTCAGTTACAGTATCATTAGACAATAGCATTAGTTTCATTATTGTATTAAAACTAACCATCTGTGTCATTCTTGACTGTTTTTGGAATCGACCACCCATAATGTGACCTTCAGTTCTAACAGACAGTTCTGTTATGCCATATTGTGAAGTAAATCTTTTGATTAGACCACTAATTCTTGCAGCTAATCGTTTTGCATCAACTACTGTTGCTAGGTCCATTGTGCTATAATTGCCTTTTGCCCAAGTTCTGTTATAGGTTACTAGTTCTGCTGATTCTGAGTTTTTTTCTACACTAGGACAAATTCTCATAAATTTTGTTATGTCTGCTTGACCGTCTTGTCCATGTATGTGAAACACGCAACCAGTCGAGTTCATTGAAATGTCTAATCCTAAAAATGCTTTCATAAATTGTGTTAGTTATTGTATTGGCTAATAGTTTTGTCTAAAATGTTACTTTTTAAATGCTTAATGAACCCATCTTCGTACCTAATAAATAAATGACTATGTAAAGACCGCTGAGAACTAGGTTTGTGTAATGTACAAAATAATTGACTACTACTAAAGTGGCCAAGTCGAAGTAGAGATTCTATGTTGACGTTGACTTCTTTTTTACACTCAAAGCAAGGCCATGCAATTGTTACACTGTCGTTGTACATGATGTCAATCACTGTGTCTTTACTGTATTGTGTATAGAATTTTAAACAGACTTGCTTAAGTCTATTGTCAATATTTACATCAGTTGATTTGTGTACCTTACTATGAAAGCTTATTTGCTGCTTCATTTTGCTTAATAATTTTTGACTGCAATTCTAGCAACGTATTAGTAAATTCGCCATAATTAGCATATGTGACATTTTCTGCATGACCGCAATAGTTAATTTCTAGTCTATTAGTATACAAAAGGGGGTCAAACGCTATAGTAATGCGAAGGTCTCCGTTTGGCATAATGCCACTAAATTCCTTAACTATGCCATTATCACTACAAGTAAAGTCCAAGACGTTAAATGTCTTGTTGATCATTATGCATAGCTTTTTGGCGTATTTTTCGCCTAACTTCATAGACATTTCTAAATCTGCAGCCTTTGGTTTACTTGCTAATAATGCTGCTGTTGAATAATGTTGCAATGACTTCATGTACGTAGATAATTATTAATTAAGATATATATGGCTATGCAAATATGACGTTTATAATATAGCAGCAGCAAGTATACCTAGCACGACAACTATACCACCAACCCATGTTTTAGTTAGCTTTAGTCTCATAGATTTCATGTCTGTGTCGTATTTTTCTTGCTGATACGAAATCATACCTATCTGAGTATCTAAAACACTGCCTTGCCTTTCTGCCAATAACTGATATGCTGTTATATTTTTTGACAGGTCAGCAACCCTTGCATCGAGGTTAGTATTGATTTCTTTGTATTGCAACTCTCTATACAACAAGGCACTATGTTCAGCAAATATTTGGTTTGCTGCTCTAACCTTAGACATTTTAATTGTCACGAATGAATCAACGACTATGCCTGTAAATTTAAAACTTTTTGTGTTCACAGCAGCAGAGTCAACCTTTACTTGCTTACTTGTTGAGTCCAGCTTCGGTGTTGACTGTGCCCATATACTGCTCGATGTAAGCATTAAAATAGTACAAGTTACTATCGTTATTAGCATTGCTAAGTTTGACTTTTTCATAATTTTCATTTTTAATACTTGTTTCAATTTTTATTTGACTTTTACTAATTAATTTTATTACTGAATCCTGAAACATAATAGACTCTTTAATCCGGGCACTATTTGCAGCTTGTGCCTGCTCTAGCAACCGTGTTTGCATTTCAATTTTTGTTTGCAGTTCTATTAAGAAACGATCGTTTTGGTCACCTTTTAAGTCTGGCCAAAGCATGAATGCCAATATTGCACCAAGCATGCCAATAATAAGCATAAACAGCAATTTTGGTTGCTTTACTGTAACTGTATTTTCCATAATTTTTGTATTTATTTTGACTAATAAGTGACTAATAGTGTCATGTTAGAAATAGATGTTTCACCAGAAGCAGTGAAATATTGGTCGAAATTTATTATAACGTTGTTAAACCTAACGTTTGTATCTTCGTCTGATGAAAACTTAACAAGTATTGGTACTGTTTGACCACCAATTATTGCAGTAATTTGTAACAGTTCAGCTGACAGGTTATGTGCCCAAGACCAGTCATTTGGGTTACTTTCGTCATAAGTAATAGTATCACCCGGTTCAACTGTTGTTATCATTGCAACCTTTTTCAGATCAGAGTTATTAACGCCACCTAAAAAATGATACATACGATCAACGTCTTTAACGTGAATTTGTAAACCAATATATCTTTGTGCAATAGGTAGCTCTGCGTCAATGTCAGAAAGCTGCGTAATTGTTGTCCTAGAATCAAGAGGATTGTTGTTCATTACGTTAAACGATTTTATTATCGTTTTTTGCCATTTAGTTTGTGTTAGTCCGGCCATATTATCTTAGATTAATTGTTAGTTTTGTGTCAGTTTCTATTGCTATTGGTAAAGTAACAACAAAGGCTGTGTAGTTTTGTACTAGACCTGAACCAAATGCATCTGGTACGTTGTCAACTTCTGCTATTTCAAACAATCCAGATATTGTTTCATCACCTTGCTTAACATCAAGCTGCCATGCCTTGTTAGCGATTTGTGGTATTGCTATTATTATAGTTTTAAATGTGTTTGTTAGCAATGCGTCTGTTTGTATAACCGTTTCATTTTGTTCTATCAGTTTTACTTTATGTACTGTTGCTGAAGCCATTGTTGACATTAGCTGAGCTGCTGCTGGTGTTGCAACTGTTCCAGTAAAAACAGATACAAATTTAGGCCAAACAGATGTAAAATCATATTGTAGTGATAATTGAGCCGCAGCAAAAATTGGGTTTGCCGTTGATCCGACCTCGTCATCGTTGCCTTGGTTGTCTGTTGCTGGAGTTGAAGCCTTATAGTCTACTGTAAAAATAGATGACATAGATTTTCGTATTATAAAGGCAGATGTTTCAAAATCAGAAGTGGCTGGTGAAGTCGTAGTTGTGAAGCCACCACCTGTGATAGTAGACGTAAATGGAGCAGCGTCTATTGGTCCAGCACTGTCATTAAATTCTATGGTTGCATCGTTACCTATTTTTACACTTCGACCAATTTCTATCCTGTCGACGTCTTGAATAACTGCTGACGTTAGTGTGTCAATAATTGTTGTTTGAACTGAAAGTGTTGGTAGTATGTAATCGTGTGCAATTGCAACAAAAAGCAATTCGTCTAGTATCTCATTAACTGTTTTTGTTGCTAGTGTTGACTTTTCAACACCAAAAATACTATGAACTGTAGCGTTGCTATCTGACAGTTTGTCAGACGTGTAATTAAGCAATGCTAGTGACCACCCTTTATTTACGACTGATTCGTCTACTAGATTTGCTGGATTAGCTATTAGGACCTTCGCGTTCGACAAATAGTTACCGTTAAGGTCTATCGGCTTAAAAAATTGATGTGGCTTCATACTTAAAGACTAAATGTTATTAAAATATTTTTTTCTGTAGTTTGTGCTGCATCATAGTGTAAACCAGACAAGTCACCAGTAAATGCAACTTCACAATTTAATGTACCAGCTTCAGTATAAACCCTAAAGGCTGGTTCTACTTTGTGCCATACTATGTTACCGGAAACTCTTTCGCCAAAGTCACCCCATATGTTTATGTTTGGTATTCTAGATCCGTTATCGGTTACGACCTCTGAAACTTCATGACTAATTGTATGTGTTGATGCAGTATCGGGGTCAAGTCTATGGTCTATTTGTTCGAATAGTACGGTAGCAGTAACTGATTGACTTGCACTAACGTTAAGCCATAAATTTGCATCTGATTCTGGTGACTCGTTTGCAGCAATAGACGAAAGACCAATAAAAAATCCTGTGTTGTTGCCGGAGTCAGTAAATGTTATGCAAGAGCCAACACCATATGTTTCAGAATCTAACCAAGCAGGAAAGGAAATAGCATTAAGACCGACAGCAGACCATTTCGCTACTGTAACAGAGTCAACTGCTGTTGCCCAAGCTGACTGATACCAAAATTTATTATCTGCTCGATTAAACAATACAGCATTAGCAAAGCCATATTGACCATAATCACCAAAAATAGATTTTAATGCATCAACTGTAATTGCATCAACATACAGTCTGTCGTCTATCGGTTCGTTTGACTTTATTTTTAAACCAGCAAAAAATTCATGCTTTTTCATGTTAAATTTTCTTTAGATATGTATACTTAATAAGTTATACGTTAAAACTATCTCTTTGTATTTTAAGGTTACCACTTACTAAGAATTCGTACATTTGATTAATTGCGTTAACAACATCTTCGTTTGCAAACTGTAAACTTTCTTCCATATTAGGGAAAGCAGCCTTTATTGTTTCTATTTTAGTTTCTGTTGCAGTGTTATTGTTAACTACTTGAACAGGTTGAGTCATTTGTGAATTTTGGCCTCCGCTGGCACGTAATGATTCGAGATCAGCAAGTCTTTCTATAAATTCAGAAAAGACAGCTACTAGTTCATCAATTGCTGAATTTTTGCCCATTTCGTTAAGATTATACAATACATCGTTAAACTTAGACATTTTAGACAAGTCTATTGCGTTTAGTGAATCTTTTACTGTTACAACATCCTTTGAAAACCTATTGAATGACTTAGAGCCAGCTTCAAACTTTTCGTTGGTAACATCAGCCAGTAGTGACTTTACTGACATTGTACTATGTCTTAAAACTTCTGCCTGTTCTTTATTAAGGTCTAAGTTTTCACCTGACATTGCCTTACCAAGACCACCAAGTAAGGTAGCAATATTTGTGCTAAATGCGTTTACAAATTGTTTGTCTACACCATTTTTACTCCAAACATTAATAAGGTCTGCAAGAGGTGAAAATACAGAACCAATACCTTGCAATGCTTCAATTCCTTTTTCTACTTTATTACTAAATGGATTTGTTATTGCTATACCACCAATACTAAAAGAGTCTTTTTTCGAACCAATCATGGCAAGTGGTTCCGTTAGTGAGTTAATAATAGTACCAATGCTTGCGCCAACTTTAGCAAAGTCATCTGGTGTAAATTTTCTGACGCCTGTTGTTACAACTTTACCGTTAACTACTGATTTTTCAAGGAACTCTAGGTTACTAATTTTTTGTACACTATCTGCAATTTCACCAACCATTTGACCAAGACCAAAAAACGCATCAACGTTATCCCGTATTGCACCTAGTTTGTTTTTATTTTTCTCGAATGTTGTAGCAACACCACTAATAAAAATATCTAATGATGACGTTGCATTTTGTACTGAGGCTGGGTCAGCTGATAGTTTACTAAAAGCCCAAATACCAGCTGCAGTAGCAACAGATGCTAATGATATAACTGTCATAACTGCAGCACCAGCTGTCATTCTAGCCATTTCAATAAGCCCAAAGGAACTATAAATTGAAGACATTTTAGTTACACCAAGTTCTAGATTTTCCCAGCTTGATTGGTTAATAATAGGTAGTTTCGATACAGCGTACATTGCAGCCGATGTTGCCAGAACACCAGCAGAAAGTGCCAAGCCGGCAGGCAGAGCAAGCGCCAATCCAGCAA